CTATGACTTCGACCTCATAGCAGGGCTTGTCCCCGCACTGGATAACGAAGACTGGCCAGCCGTCAAACAAGCCCTCATCGACCATATCGAAAGGGCGATACCGGCATGACCCCTCAAACCCGCCCTTGCTCCACGGCTTCGCGCAGCAGCGCATTCATGCGCGTTTGCCAGCCAGCGCCGGAATGCTTAAATGCCTGCATCACGTCCGCATCAAAGCGGATAGTGGTTAAGACTTTTGGCGCAGCAAGTTTTGGCCTTCCGCCGCGCTGTCGTGCGCGGTCTTCTTCATCCGTTACCACGCGGATAACTGGCGGCTTGCTCTTGTTGGTCAGCGCTGCATACACGGCAGGCGGCAACACCTCGCGGGCAGAGCGGGCATTGCGCCAGAACGCCTCATCCAGTGGTGGATTATCAGGGTCAGCCAGCGCCGCCGCGTGGATGATTGCATCTTCTTCGTCGGTAGGGCTGATATGGTCAGGCTTGAGCTTTGGCATAACGTCGTTCCTCGTATTTTTCGGCGCGGCGCAAACTGATAGCGCGGGGCATATCGCCACGCATACAAAAAATCAGCACATACAGGCGTTGCCCGATATAACCGGTTGCCTTAAAGCGCTGCTCATCGTAATGCAGGGTGCGGTCTTCCTCGATGTGCGCGGTATCCCACTCAAAATCAGCGGCAAGCATCAGCGAGAGCTTGTGATTGTCGCGGTTGATTGCATCTTTCGCGGGGTCGAATTCAATAGTCACAAGGTTATTGTAATAACAATAACCAAAGAATGCAATGCTCTTGACAACCCCACCCGCCCCGCTATGCTGAGCACCGTTGCCGCACGTTGCGGCAGCGCGGGTTTGACAGCCCAGAGACAAAGGCGCAACGAACCGCGCCTAAGCCTTTTGGCAGGGAGCGGTTTTTTATTGCGCAACGCATGGCAAGTCCTGTTTATGGACGGGCTATGTGGGAGGCGTTCGCGCCTGCCGGTTCTTTGTCCCGGTCTGTCAACCCGCATAGCCCCGTCCACCCTGTTTGACAGCGGGGAGGCGGGTTTAACCCGTAGACAAAGGAACTTGACTATGAGTAATTCAGCTAACATCCCCGCGCTGCTGCGCACCGCTTGCCCTGTCGTAAAAATTGAAAACGGACAGGCCGTTACCCTTAGTACAGAAGTCGCCCGCGTTTTTGGTAAGCGGCATGATGATGTGCTGAAAGCCATCCGAAATCTGCTGCCGGACTTAACCACAGACCATGTCCGCAATTTTGCGGAGACGGTCGTAACCCGCGAAAATCCTAGCGGCGAGCAAAGCCTACCACCTCACCCGCGACGGGTTTACCTTGCTGGCAATGGGCTTTACCGGCAAAAAGGCGCTGGCCTTTAAGCTGGCCTATATCGAAGCGTTTAACCAAATGGAACGCGAGTTATCCGGAAAAACCGGACAGCTCCCGCCGCCGGTGCCGACCAAAACCCTCAGCTTCACTATTCCCTTAGACGACCAGCACAGCGCCCGCTGGCTTTTGGACATCGACCGCCAAGGCAACGAACGCTGCCAGCGTTTAACCCGCGACACCCACGTCCTCACCCGCGAGCGGCTGGTGCGCATGCTTATCCAAAACCCCGCCGACCTCAACCTAACGCTGGAAGAGCGCTTAAGCATTTTGGGCGCAATCCACCACGCCCTAGGCCAAAGCGCCCGCCTGTGTGCGCACCGGCTAGGCATCAAACCGGCCAGCCCGCCGGAAAGTAGAGCCGGTGATGTGGGCAGTTTGGGCGACCGGCGCCAAGACACGCCCAACACCTAAGCCTTACCCCCGCCCTGTCTGTTGGCGGGGTGGTTTTCTATTTACTTTAAAGAGGAAAGCCATGTACACCAAAGAACAAGTGATCAGCAGTTATCTGCGTTGCGGCAGTATCAGTACCGTATGTTCACAAACTGGCTGCCCGCCGTATGTGGCTTACAAGTGGCTGAAAATCAGCAAGGTGTTAAAGACCAAAGAAGCCGCCCGTTACGGCACCAACGGACAAAAACAAGGGGCCTTAGCGGAGTTGGAGTTTCAGCGATTGGTTCCTTTTGCCATGCCGGCCAATCGCACGTTAGAAAACAATTGCCCGGCCTTTGATTTTGATATTAACGGCATCACGGTCGATGTGAAGTTTTCTAGCCTGTGTGCCAGCACCGGCACGTATCAATTTAGAACCGCGCACAGCAAACCTATTAAGCCCGATTACTACTGCGCTTTTCTGGCGGCACCGGATAGCAAAGAAATGAAACGCGACCATTACCGGCTGCTGGTTATTCCTGATGCGTTGGTGGGCGAGCTAAAAGGGGTCAACGTCCGCAAAGAAGGTGGGCGTTATTGGGAGTTTGAAATTGCCCCGGAAAAACTGGCTGACTTTTTCCGCGAATACCTGCCTGCCGATGAATCCGCCACGCAACAGGCCGCGTGATGGCTGTCTCTACATATATATAAGGAGTGAGCCATGAGCGACATGAACGAAATCAAGGGCCTGAATTACTACGAACGCCATTTAGGCGACTATGCCAAAGAGACGTTTCATTTGAGCCTGTTGGAACACGGGGTGTATACGGTTCTACTTGATCGCTGTTTTGCAACTTGCCAGCCGATTCCGCAATCGCAAGTTTACCGTTATGCTCGCGCCAGCAAACGCAGTGAAAAGCAAGCCGTTGATGCGGTACTGGCTGAATTTTTCTTTCTAAAAGCGGGATGGTATTTCAGCAAGCTGGTGATGGCCTATTTGGAAGCCAAGGATAAGCGGGCGCAAACCAGCAAGGAAAATGGCAAGTTAGGCGGCCGTCCATCGAGAAAATTGGACGAAATAGGTAAACCTAACGATAACAATAGGTTAGAAAACGAAAAACCTAATCAAAACCTAAACCAAACCTATCAAGAACCTAATCCTAACCTAAAAAAACCTGTACCAATAGCCATTAATCCAATAACCATTAATAAAGCAAAAGCGCAGCAGCAGCTTATTAGGGCGCGCGTGAACGCGGCGCCTGCCATGCCACCGGTGGACGATTCGCTGCCTGAAAACGTTTCAGCACCGCCAAAGCCAAAGCCTGCCGCTGATGCTGAACCGGCTACAGACACACTGCCGACCCCTGAGCGTCCCACCGCCAGCGCGGCAACGGCAGACCCCGTTCCTGCTGAACCGGCTGGTGATTCTGAAACCGACGTTGCCGCGGTGTGGCGGCAGCTGACGACGCAACAGCGCCAGGTGGTAGCCCAGCAGATCGGCGCCACGGAACCGGCGCTGTGGGCACTCACCGAATGGTGGCAATTTCCAGACCATGTCCATGACCACCTGATCCGTTTTTTTCACGCCATGCGGGATAACAGACTTCACCCTGCTGACCCATCGCCGAGCGTGGACGCTGACCCACACGGGGGAGACGAACACCCTGCAGAACCGCTTGCTGAACCGGCTGGTGATTCTGAAACCGACGTTGCCGCGGTGTGGGCCACGTTGACGGCTCAGCAACGCCGCGTGATCGTGGAAAAGGCCGGGGCCAAACACAATGTTGACCAGTGTGTAGCGACAGATTGGCCGCAATTTAGCGAAAACGCCCGGCAAAAGTTAAAGCAGACTATTGCATCTTTGCAGGCCGATGATGAGGGCCCTGCTGATTCACTGCCGACCTCGAAAACCGAGCCAAACCCGCCCGCCGAACGCGAAGCGGAACCGCTGGCTGGCCCTGATAGCCCTTTAGCGCCACTGGCAGCGCCGTTAATCAACGAAAACGAGGCGGACAAGGGAATCCTCCATGCCGACCCAAACAAGGCGAAAAACGAGCAAAAACAGACGGATTCTGAAAACCCAGCCTCACGCGCGCTCCCACCGGTAACGGATTTGGCGCAATTGCAGGCCATGGGTGTGCCAGAAAGCATTGATTTGGCGGTGTGGCAGGACTTTGAGCAGATGGCGCGGGCAAAAGTGAATTGGTCTAGCGCCACATGCGCAACGCTGGCCCGTCAATTGCGGCAAACCGTCGAGGCCGGTGCCGACGGGAACGCGCTGCTGGAATGGGTCACGGTGCGCAGCTTGCTGGATTTGCCCGATGCGTGGCAGCGCATGCAGTCCGACGCGGCCAGAGCGGCTAAGCAACGCGACCCTAACACCGACGCATCGGCTGCTGAACCCCTTGCGGAAACGGCTGCGGAAACGGTCACTGAACCCCTCGCCGATCACAACCAGACCCCTAATGCAACCCTAACGCAACCCGATGCCGAACCAGAACCTAAGCACAACCTAAAACAACCTCGCAAAGCGAAAAAGAACACGACCGAACGCGGCGACCGCTTGCCTGATGACTGGCGACCCAGCGATGAATTAATGCTATGGGCGCAACAAAAATATCCGAATGTGGATGCGTTTTCGCAAATGGAACAGTTCTGCGATTACTGGCGTAGCAAACCCGGCAAAGAGGGCAGAAAATTAGATTGGGATGCCACATTCAGAAACTGGATTCGCAGAGCGGATGAATTTGAAAAGAAAAGCGGGTTTAAATCGCCGGGTGCGTTAGTTTCTAAATTAATGCCTCATGCTAATGGTCGTTTACCGGGTGAATCGGCAGCCGATTTTTCATTGCGCCTTTATTTAGAAGATCGGCAAAAACAGGCAGCTAATGGCAACTCGCCTGCTATTAAGTTATTTAATTCATCTTCCCCGCCAGCATTACCACATATTAATGGAGATACCCCGTAATGAGCACAACACAATCAGCGCAAATGGTGAAAGATATTTGGCTGGCCATGAGTACGATATATGGTCATCGTTGGATTTCAGGTTATGGCGCACAACCCAATACGCTAGCTGTCCAATTATGGGGAGAAGGCTTAGAAGGGCTGGATGAAACCCAAATTAAAACAGGTATTCAAGCGTGCTTTAAACTCACCGATGAATGGCCGCCGTCATTGCCCCAATTTAGAAAATTGTGTTTAGATATTCCGCCGTTGATGCAAGTTAAACAGGACATGCGTCAATCACATCGTCCCCCCTTTACTCAATTTGTGATGGGTTTTCTTGATCACTGGAACTACCGGCAAGCCGATCAATATCACGCGGAAAAGTTACTACGACAAGCCTATGATTTGGCCGTTCATCATCGAATGAATGGGGCGTTATTACCTGAACCCCCTGCCGCGTTGCTGGAAAATAAAGTGCCAGCACCTAAACCGATGATCACGGCAGAAGACGATTTTTGTCGTATGATCGCTCATGCGAGAAAACAACATGCCAATGATCAGGCAAGAGAAAAAACGATGAAAGACATTAAGGCGCTATTTGGATAGGAATAACGGATTAATGAGGCATAGTAATAGTGGATTATCTTATTACCTGCTTATAATGAGGCTATGAGATAATCACTTTCATTACATGCTGCCGCGTATGACGTCGAAAATGAATGAACCAACGATTATGACCGCTGCACACACCTCATTATATGGCGGTGCAGGGTTATCGGTGTTAGGTGGATTAACCGCTAATGATTTGCTTGCGTTTTCTGGCGCGGCCAGTGCCATAGGTGGATTATGTGTTCAGGCGTATTACAAACGCAAAGACGAACAGCGCAAAAAGATATTGCATGATTTGGAAGTGAAAAAACGGCAAAAGGAATTGCAGTCATGAACAAAGGGCGCGTTATTACGGGTATTAGTGCGGCCGTGGCGATCATTGCCGCGCCATTAATTATGAAATGGGAAGGGTTTAGACAAGCGCCTTATCGTGATCCGGTGGGAATATTAACCGTGTGCTATGGGCATACTGGTTCAGATATTATCGAAGACAAACGCTATAGCCATGCGGACTGTAAGGCATTATTAGATGAAGATATGGCCATTGCTAATGCGGCAGTAAATCGTTGTTTGCCCATGCCTAAACTCGATCATGTTGAAGCGGCATTAACCTCTGCCACCTTTAACTTAGGGCCAAAGGTAGTTTGTGGCTCCACCTTACAACGTAAAGCTTTAGCCAATGATTGGCCCGGCGCGTGTGCCGAATTAGCCCGCTGGAACCGCGCCAGTAACCGTGTGATACGTGGATTAACCTTGCGCCGCTTGGATGAACAAGCGGTATGCGAAGGTAAGGTATTACTATGAAGTCGGTTTATGTTTTGATTATCTTAGCGGCATTTATTGGCGGTGCAGCAGCCGGTTATCAATGGCGCAATCAACGCGCCTATTTAGAACAGGTTCAGCGTGAAAAGGATTACACCACGGCTTTAGCACAGGCGCAACACCAGGCGCGGCAGCGTGAACATTTACTACAAAAAGAAATGGACGTATTAACTCATGATGCACAAAAACAATTGGATGCAGTTATTCATCTTGAGCGCGCTGCTGCTGATTCCAGGGTGCGCGAGTTGGCACAACAGTATGCCGCTGGTTATCGAACCGGTAACACGTCCACCGCTACCAGCGGTTGCCACGCAGAAAGAAAACGCGCCGGAATGCTTGCCGAATTGCTTACAGAACTTGATGAATTGGCGGCAGTCTTTGCCACAGAAGCTGACCGAAACCGAATAAGCGGCAAAGCCTGTGAGGCCGCTTACGCAGCGATAAGTGATTAACGTTAGGAATATCATTTCATTATGTCTGGATTTAAATTAAATCGACCCCATCCTAATCCCTGCCGTGGCTGTCAAGCGGTGCGTCATTTATGGCAGCGCCTCAATCAAGCACGTATACGATGGCATCAGCAACGCAATGGATTCAATCATCACACGAAAGACCATCATGCCCAGCAAGCCACCACGTTATCAACCGCTGCCGAAAGTGAGTAAGGTTCATGCCATAGCGAATAACTACGGAAAGGGGCGCGGCGGCCGCCCTTGGCGCAGGTTACGTGAGCAAGTATTACGCCGTGATGGGTATCTATGCCAATGCGTATTATGTAAAGAAAGTGCGCTGCCGTTATTAGCCGATGAGGTGGATCATATTATTCCCTTGGCGCAAGGCGGCAGTAATGAGATGACGAACTTACAAGCGATTCATCGTATTCATCATCGGATCAAAACGCAAAAAGAGATCGCCAAATGATTAAGTGTTAAGCTAAAATGTTATTTATTTTTGATTATCTATTGAGTATAATTTTCCCCCACAGGGGAGAGCGAAAGTAAAACTAAAATACCTGGACACCGGGCGCTGGAGCATTTTTTTACACCGTCAGTTGGCAATTTCAAAATGTTCATCCCTCATTCGCTTAGCGGCATGTAGCACATGGCAAACCCACGTAAACCCGCCAATTTAAAGCTAGTTAGCGGCACCCGGCGCGCTGATCGTGAAACCGCCGCTGTTGCATTACCCCTTATTGATACCCTTCCCCCCGCCCCGGATTGGTTGCCTAATCATCATGCCGTCAACGAATGGCACCGGTTAGCGGCCATTTTGCAGGCCAATCGATTATTAACAGAAGGCGGTTTGTCGGCTTTGGGGCAATTATGTGCATTACATGGCAAACTGGTTCAGTCTTATCATGCCGGTGCTACACCTAATGCGGCCATGATTGCCCAATTACGCGGGTTTTTAAATGATTTTGGTTTAACACCGGTTGCGCAAAATAAAGTTGGCGTGCTGAATAAAACCCAAAACCAAAGCAATCCGTTTGCTGCTTTAGACACCGTAAATGGCCCAAAAGGTTAATACACCTGATTATGTTTCTATAGCCCTAGATTATGCGCAAGATGTGGCGCGTAATAAAAACCGGGTATATGGTCATTGGATTAAACAGGCCGGTAAACGCTTTTTAGCCGACATAAAACGAGCGAAGAAAAAGAAAGCCGCTCCGTTTATGTTCTCTCCTGATCACGCTAACCATGTATGCCAGTTTATTGAATTACTGCCACATGTAGAAGGTATATGGTTAAATGCCGATGGCAGCATGCAAAAAACCTTGCGTTTGCACCGCTCACACATATTCTTTTTGGTGCAATTATTTGGTTTTCGTAAACACGATGGCAGCCGCCGATTTAGTACGGCTTTATTTGCCGTAGCGCGCAAGAATGCTAAATCCACCTTATCGGCTGCGATATTACTGTATTGTTTATGCTGTGAAAACGAACCCGGCGCGCAGCTTATTTCAGCGGCCACCACAGGCAGCCAAGCACGGATTATCTTTAATATCGCCAAACGCATGGCCGAAAGCACCCCCGCCTTGCGTGATGCCTATGGTTTAACCTGCTGGGCCAATGCCATTAGCCGTTTAGAAATAGGCGGCAGTATTAAACCGATTAATGCCAAAGCCAGCACACAAGACGGTTTAAATCCTTCCCATGTTGCCCTTGATGAAATTCACGCACACAAAACAGCCGACTTATTAAATGTATTGCAATCGGCCATGGGTGCACGCGCTAATCCCTTATGGCTATATACCACCACAGAAGGCTATGAAAACCCCGGCCCATGGGGCGAATTACGCCAGTTTGCCCATAAAGTACTTGATACGGTATTAAGTGATGAGGCGGATCATTTTTTAGCGATTATTTACGCCGTAGATAATGATGATCGTGATTTTGATGAAACAGCTTGGTATAAAGCCAATCCTTTATTAGAGGTCAATCCGCATTTATTAACGGCCATTCGCAGCAACGCCTTAGAAGCACAAGCCATGCCGTCTAAATTGGCTGAATTTCATATTAAACGGCTTAATCGTCCTGCTGCTGCCGCTGATGGGTTTATTTTATTATCTAAATGGAACGCCTGTGCCGGTACCGTTGACCTTGAAAGCTTGCGACATGTGCCGTGTTGGGGTGGTTTGGATTTGGCCTCTACCGGCGATTTAACCGCCTTGCGTTTAGTTTGGCGCGTGGATGAAAACATTATCACCTGGGGCAGGCGTTGGGTTCCCGAATCTGCTATTAAGCAGCGCACAGAACGCGGCAGCGCGCCGTATGCAGGCTGGGTCAATGCCGGTTTCATTGAACAAACACCCGGCGAAGTAACCGATTATGCGGTCATTGAAGCGGCCATTATTGAAATATATGAACGTTTTAATTTACAAGAATTAGCCTTTGACCGATGGAATGCTTATGAATTATCACAACGGTTGCACATGCAAGATGTGCCGATGATTGAGTTTATTCAAGGCACAAAATCCTATCACCCGGCGATTAAAGAACTCGAACACGCCTATATTAGCCGCCGTTTAATTCATGATAATGACCCGGTATTACGCTGGTGTGCAAGTAATTTAGTGATTAGACGCGATGCCAACCTTAATATGGCCCCAGATAAACGCAAAAGTGCCGATAAAATCGACGATATAACCGCGCTTTTAATGGCAATAGGTATATCAGCCAATGCCGAGCCAGAATATGATTTTACCGGCATTAGTTTGTCATTAAATTAGCTATCACTTTAATGATTATAATAATGTAATGAATCTATTTATGAATGCACGCGGCTGGTTAGCCGGTGGTTTACGCCGTTTAATGGGTGTGCAAATAGCATGGCCGGGTACGCGCACATTACCCACCGCTAAACCCGTTACATTTGATACGGCAATGCAAGTGTCGGCATTTTGGGCTTGCGCGCGTTTGATTACTGAAACCGTGTCCAGTTTGCCGGTGATTGTTTATAAAAAAACAGGTAATAAACGGCGCGCTGATCATTCTCACCCCTTATATCGGATATTGGCACTTAAGCCTAATCGTTATCAAACGCGAATCGATTTTTTCTCTACCCTAGTATTAAATCTGGTGATGTGGGGCAATGCCTATTGCCATATTGTGCGCAATAGCAGCGGGCAAATTATTTCCTTATTGCCCTTAATGTCGTCACAAATGGAGGTGCATTTATTAGAAGAGGGTTCATTGGCCTATCACTATACCCATAGCAAGGGCCTAACGGTTTATGCAGAAAAATCAATCTGGCATATTAAATTATTGGGTAACGGCATTATTGGTTTATCGCCCTTAGGCCATGCTGCAAATAGTATCGGTTTAGCGATTGCCGCTGAAAACCGGGTTACGGCGGTGTATCAAAGCGGAGCCAAACCTACCGGTGTTTTGATGTTAGATAAAGCAATCAGTCCTGCACAGCGCGAAGAAATACGAAAAAACTTTAGAGACTTAGCAGAAGGCAATAATGATAGTTTAATGATTCTAGAGCGTCATATGAAATATCAGCCGGTGTCCATGTCACCACAAGATATTGAATTACTCCAATCGCGCAAGTTTCAAAATGAAGATATTGCCCGCTTTATGGGTGTTCCTGGCGTATTAATTAATGACACCAGCGGCTCTACGGCATGGGGTTCTGGTATTGCGCAGATTATCGAAGGTTGGTACAAACTGGGTTTGCGGCCTTATCTGGAAAATATCGAATTATCTGCACTGTTACATCTTTTTCCCGTGGAGCAACAAGAGGATTGGGAAATTGAACTTGATTTTGATGCCCTATTACGCGCGGATATGATTGCCCGTTATGACGCTCATGGAAAAGCAGTTAATAATGGCCTGCTTACCCCTAATGAAGCACGCGATAATGAAGGGCTTGAACCGTTGCCCGGTGGTGATACGTTGATGATTAATTCAGCCCTTATCCCTATTACTCAAGCCGGGCAACTACGCCAGATTATCGACCATAAAAGTGAATAAATTACCCTCATGTCTACCGAATTTAAAACCCTTCCCTTAGCACAAACACAACTTAAATTTACGGATAGTCATACCAGTGCTTTTAGCGGTTATGCCTGTGTCTTTGGCGGTGTAGATAATTATGGTGACACCATTTCAGCCGGTGCTTTTAGCGATGTCTTAGCTAAAAATAACACAGTTAAAATGTACTATAACCACCGCTGGTTATATGGCGAGCTGCCCATAGGTAAAATGCAGTTACTAGAAGATAGTACCGGATTATTAGTCAAACATGCCGAATTTACCCCCGATTTACCGCAAGCTCAAGCGGTAGTTAGCGCCATTAAACACGGTACGGTTGATGGCTTATCTATTGGTTTTCGTTTAAAAGAAGGTGATTTTTCTTATAAACAAAACGTCAAGGGGCGTACTATTAAGCGCATTGATGTATTACAAGAAGTGTCTATTGTCGATTATCCTGCCGACGAAGCCGCGCGATTAGTTGACGTGCGCCAAGCGATTAATGAGGCAGTGAGTTTAAAACAAATTGAATGCGTCCTGCGCGAGGCCGGATCGTTTTCTCGTCGTAATGCGTGTGCCTTAGTGTCACGTATTAAACACCTTGCCCACGGTGAGCGTGGTCAATCCTGTAAAACCCATAACGTGGCGGCGATGATTCGCCAAGCCTTTGACCACCATTTAACCAGAAATGAGCAAATAAAATGAGTGAAGAAACAGAACACAACCAAGACATTAAACACGCCTTAGAAGACGGCTTTAGAGCGGCTGAAATAAAAGCCGCGCACACTGCCGCGCTCTTTGAGCAACAGCTTAAGGCACAAAATGATGTTAATGCCGAGCTGAAAAAAGAGTTAGATAAGGCCACCGCC